TCTTTATTGAATGCGTCCTGCATCGCCTGTATGGCGGCCTTTTCACACTGTGAAATCGCCTTTCCAATTACATCATCGGCCGGAATTACATACTCCCGAATGACCTTGCCGCTCTTAGTTTTGCGCTTTCTGATATATTCTCTGTTAATCAAATATACCATCTTTTCGGGGTTAGATTTCTCTCCGGGGCTCTCGTTACCGCTGGTGGCTCTGTATGCCAGATACCACTGCCCGGCGGCGTTCTGCCGCGCCCCGGTAGACTGCAAGCTCTGCTGTAGCTTGCCCGGATGCCGGGTCATCTCGGCATCAAGGGCAGCCTTTATAATCGGTTCAGCGGCTAGCAGCATGGTTCCTGACATCTCGGCTTTGTTAGTATCATCTAACTTCTTTAATAGTTCGTCATAACCTGACAGGGTTAGCGTGATTCCGCTCCGCTCGTCTTTTAGAATAGCCAAAATGTCACACCCCCATATGATAGCCGCTGCCCGGCTCTCTTCGTGTACAGTCAAGAGACACACCGCCGGATGATACCACCGCCTGCTTTATGTCATACAGCTGACCGTCTGCATCATCAATCAGTAGAGATTGACCTTCATAGAACCGCGTTTCAAAAATGAGAGAAATATTGTAGCCGGCCTGGCTGGCCTGCACCTGCTCGCGGCGGGTTGCCTCCCGGGCGGTCGCCGGTATAGATTCCTGCCATCTTATGTTATCGGTTCGGTATCCTTCGCGGTCATACTCGGCCATAGCAGAGACCGGTAATCTAATTGATGTCAATCTTTTCATAATAATTCCCCCAATGTTGCACCGGCCGGAGTCAGAGACAGCTTAAAAACCCGGTCTTCAAACCGCTTCTGAGCCCATTTCGCGTTAGTTGTATCGCCCGCATCTGCACGCAATCCATATTTAACATAGATAGAGATAACTTCAATGACGGCGGGGCTGGCCTCGTCCATTACGGCCTGAGACACGCCGCCCGTCCTCATTTCAATTATCGCGTCTGACACCAGGTCGTCAATTCGCTCGTCGTAGACCGTGACAGTCTCCGGAATGCCGGCGCTTTTTTTGACTTTTTTTAGGATTTTTTCTTTTTGTTCGGTCGTCATTGGCCGGCACCTCCTGTAAGATTATTTAATCTCAGTCTTGAAATGCGCGTAAACGTATGCATCCGGGTCCTGCAGCATAATGCATTTATGTTCAATCGCGCGGAAAAATGTTAAGTCCTGTTCATAGGCACTCATACCTCCAACAGAGGCAACGTCAGACGCCTTGATTGTCATTTTGTTTCTATCAAACAGAACAAATGCGGTTTTTAAGTCACCTACTACGATAGGAGCATATGTTTTTCCGGCGTCTGTTACGTTCGGCATAATTTCCTTCGGAACCTGTACAATAGGAATCAGAAGGGCACCTGCTGCCAGTCTCATTTTTGTCGGTTCTGTCGGGTCAGGCTGAACAAGAGAACGGCCGTTTGCATCTTTCATTTCACACAGTGTCTGGATGCCGTAGTCATTTGTGATGAGCTTTGCGGTTTTGTTGTATGCAGAACCCAGTGTAATATTGATAAGTTTTGTGAGCCCGTCAACGCCTTTTGATTCATCAACAACCTCGTATTTTACGGTATTTGTAGAAGAATCTGTCTTGCCGTCAGCGATAGCTTTCAGAATCATCTTGTTCTCTGTAGTAGCAGACCTCTTACCAAGTTTCTTTGAGATGTAGTTAACCAGCTTTGCATCACTATCTGTCATAATTTCAGATGTAGCAGCAACAATTCCGCCGTATTTTTTGATTTTGTAAGTTTTACGCTCAAAATCACCGATTTCAAGAAGGGGAATATTTCCGCTTTCAGGAATCTCTACAAAACCTGTATTTTCGCCCTTTTTGTCATATGTCCACTCGCCTTCAGTGTATTTTGTATCCTCCACTGTGACTAACTGGCCAAGGTTAAACTCAGCTTCCTTATACTCGCGAATCTTTGTAGAGACCTCTTTCGGAACGGTATAGCCGCCCTTTGCGTCATCTTCCTCGGATAACCCGGTATAAGAGTCCTTGAATCCATGTCTTGCCGCGTTAGCAAATTTCGCTTCAACTGTATCGGTTACAGGTTTCTTCTGTGTCGGGTTCTTTGGTGCAGGCTCTGCATCGTCCATATCTTTCAGGATGTCAAATTTGTCCTGCATAGTCTGAAGTTCGGCTTTCGCTGTTTTAGCCTCTTCAATCTTGCCCTCGTCTACCAGATTTTTTACCAGGGCTTTCTTTTCGTTGATACTGTCTAACAGTTCTAAGAGTTTTTTATTCATCTTTTTCTCTCCTTCCCCCGCGGGGACTTATTGATTAACCCTTTTCGGGCTTTTTGTTCTATTGTTATTATGATTTTTTCACGTTTCGCATTAAATATGAAAAATGTTTGTCTTCACTAACTACTAACCTTTAAAAAATGGCGCTTACACACCATACATATCAAGGTCGTTGAGGATTGCCGCCTTTTCGGCTTCTGCTGCCGCGTCTGAAGCATCTTTTGCAGCTTTTTCAGCTTTTACTTTGGCAATCATCTCATCAGTTACTGAAAGACGGCCAATCATCGCATTTGTGATGATTCCCGGTTTTTCGTCCCTAATGATTTCATCGGCAAAACCGTTTTCCAGACACTGATTAGCGGTCAACCACGTCTCTTTGTCCATCATTTCTCGTAATTCATCTTCCGTCTTACCGGTTTTTGCAATGTACGCCTGCAGGATTGCCGTATTGACTGTTTGCAGTACGTCTGCTGTATGCTGCATATCGCGGTAATCACCGCTCGTGCAGGTGCTCGCGTTATGAATCATCAGCAGGGAAACCGGAGACATTCTTACTGTATCGCCTGCCATTGCAATCATGCTTGCGGCAGAGGCTGCCATTGACTGAACATTGATTGTGACGGGGTTTTGAATATCTTTCAGGATAGAATAAATTTCCTGTCCGGCCTGTACATCTCCGCCTGGGCTGTTGATGATGACCCTCAATTCCTCTTTTTCATCTGTCAACTCGGCAATGACGTTTTTGACATCTGCCGGGCAGCAACTTTCATACTCCAGCCAGTTATAAATCCATTTCATATCAGTACAAATGATATCTCCATTAACATTTATCGTTTTCATTCGTTTTCACCTCCGGGGGTTGGTTCTGTTTTTCGGTTATATG